TGTTGGGCAATATTGTTGCCAATGGTACTGTTTAAGGGGTTAAGAAAATGCCAAATATTAATAAGCAATATCAAAACTTAGCATCCAAGGGTAGATATGGTGACACCATGCTTGCTCATATCAATCCTCAAGAAGCAGGATTGTTGAGGTCTATGGGTGGCTCTGGAACTATAAATCCTCAAACTGGTTTGCCTGAGTTTTATCACCACTTTGAAAAGGGAATGGGTGCTTATGGAATGTTGCCACAAAAATATCCCCAAATGCAAATAAATGCAATGTCAATGCCTGTATTGGCTCAAGCGTTAGATGCTGATGAATTTAAAAATATTGCTCCTAGATTAAAAACAACGGAAGTTCCACCAGAATGGATTGGAATGGGTACTACAAGGGCGGGATACTCAAAAGTTAATCCAGAATATGGCCAATATGCAAGATTCGGAGAATATACAGGAATGGGTCAAGGGGGAGAGCTTGTCAAATACGAAATTCCAATTGATAAAACATTTCAAGGTAAGCCATTAGTTGCTATATATGATGCACAAGGTAATTTTAAACATGTAACGCTTTCTCCAGAAAGTTATTTAACTCCTGATCCAAATCAACCCAACATAATTGCACAGCCAAAATTTAATCTATCTGGTGGGATTGTTGATTATGGTGTTGGGGATACGAGTGCGAATAAAGGTGGCTTTGGTGAAATGATAGGCGGCATGGTTTCTGATTTAAGCCCAATAATTTTGGCGGCTTTGGCTGGTAATGCCGCTGCTGGAAATCTTAGTGGCTTATTTGGTGGTGGTGGTGCTGGTGCGGCGGCTGGTGCTGGTGGGAATGCAGGCGCATTGATTAATGCTGGCATGGGCGGTTCTGCTGCACAAGCCGCAAGTGCTGCGGCTAATCTAGCAACAACAACTGCTGGACTTGATGCGGCAATAGCGGCTGGTGGTGGTTTGGTTCCAAACGTAGCCGCTAACTTTATGAGTCCAGACGTTATCGCTGGTGCTGGTGGTGCTAGCGGCGCTGGTGGTGCGGCAACCACAGGGATGTTAAGTGGTGCGCCTGCTGTTACACCTACTCCTGCTCCTCCTGCTCCTCCTGTTGGTGCGCCTCCCGTGGCTGGTGCAGGTGCAGGTGCTGGAACTGGTGTTACCTCAAGTGTGCTGTCTGCTATTTCAAAAGCAACTGGAATTGATGTAGATACTTTATCTAAATTTGCGCCATCAGTTATCCAAGGGTTAATTGGTGCTGGTGGTTCTTATTTAACATCTCAGCAAGCCAAAGATGCTGCTCAGACACAAGCTGATGCACAGGTTCGCGCTGCACAGATTGCTGCTGATGCTGCTAAGTTTAGACCTGTTGGCGTAACTACTCGCTTTGGTTCATCCAACTTCACAACGGATGCTGCTGGTAATGTCACTGGTGCAGGATATACGCCTAGTGCTGAAATCACAGGCTACCAAGATAGATTAAGAACGCTTGCTGGTCAGGGCATGACTGATATTGAGGGTGCTAGAGCCGCTTATCAGCCGTTAACTGGTGCGGCACAGAGTCTGTTTGGTTTAGGTCAAGGATACCTTGCTAAAACGCCTGAACAGGCGGCACAAGACTACATTTCCAAGCAACAGGCTTTGCTTACACCTAGCCGAGAGAATCAACTTGCTGAGTTGCGAAACAGGCAGTTCCAAACAGGTCGAGGTGGTGCGGCTACTGCCCAAGGTGGTAGCTTGATGAATACAAATCCTGAGATGGCGGCTTACTACAACTCATTGGCTCAACAAGATTTGGTTCTTGCGGCACAGGCAGATGAAGAAGCAAGAAGGCGCATAAGTTATGGTGCTGGTTTGTTTGATACTGGTGCTAACTTGCAGGGTAGGTTCTACACAGGTCAAACAGGGGCTTATGCACCATTTGCAACTGCAATGGACACAAGCGCAACTCTTGAAAGACTTGCAGAACGACCATTAACTCTTGGTACTGAAATTGGCGCACGAACCACTGCTGGTACAGCCGCTGGAGGTAGATTCTTGAGCGAAGGGATTACAAGTGCGGCTCAGACAATGGCTCCAGCAAATGCCTACAGTGGAACTGGAAACCTTTTAGCTGGTGCGGCAAACAGTCCTAATGTCACTCGTGGACTAGAGAAAATATTTGGCAGTACACCAAATCCACCAGCACAAGTTAGGAATATTTATACAGGTGAACTTGTTAATGCCATTATGCCTTATGGTATCGACACACGACTTCGTTATCTAGACCCTGCAACAAACCAATACATAACTGTTCCTTGAACAGCATTCAGTAAGGAGAAAAAATCATGCCATCAGAAATCTTAGGATTGTTCACTACTCCTGAACAGTACCAACAAAACCAGTTAGCACAGGCTCGTAGTCGTGCGTTTCAGGAAGTACAGTTAGACCCGTTTCAACAAGCGGCTTTAGGTGCTAGGACTGCTGGTTACCAGTTTGGTCAAGCTGTAGGCGGTGCTTTGGGTGGTCAAGACCCACAGTTGCAGTTGATTGCTCGCAGACAACAATTAGCTAGTCAATTAAACCCAAATGACCCTGATTCTTATATGAGGGTTGCAAAAATGGCGGCTGATGTTGGTGACCAGCAGTTTGCTATTGCTATTTCTGACGCAGGTAGAAAAGCCATGAGTGAATTTGCTCTTATTCAGCAAAGAAATAGAGAGCGTCAAGGTGCAGACCCATTTCAACAGATTATTCGTTCTGGTAAATATACTCCTGCGAGTTTGTCTGCATATCAAAAATCTGGGAATGTTGCAGATTTGGTTTTGTTGGAAAAAGAAGGTGCAACCCCTAATGAAATTCAAATTGCATCAAGATTTGCATTGCAAAAAGGTGCAGAAGGTACACCAGAATTCAATACAGAATTCAATGCTCAACTTACTCGTTTAACAACAAAAGAGCCAAAAGATGTTTCGCCAAATGTTAAAGAGGTTGGTGTTGCAGAAGGAACTCGTGCGCCTGTTTACCTTGATGTAGTTAAAGATCAGCAATTTACATATCAAAAAGGCGCTGATGGTAAACAGATTCGTGTGCCTTATATTGGCGGCGTTGATAGAACAACTGCAAAGGTTTCTGCTAGCTCATCTTCTCAAGGTGAAACTGAGTTTTCTAAAGAACTTGGCAAAGCAGATGCTAAAAAAGTTGAGGCAGCAATGGTTACTAGAGATAACTCTATTGGCGCATTGAACTCATTAAATAGATTAAATCAACTCAATCAAAATGATTTAATTAGCGGCACATTTGCTACAGGTCGCCTTGGAGCTACCAATTTATTGTCAACACTTGGTCTTGCATCAGGCAAAGATGTTGATAAATTGTCGGCATCCGAAAACTACCAAAAAACTGCTGGAGATGTCATTCTTGCAACTCTTGGTGGAAAACTTGGCGCAGGATTTTCAAACGAAGATCGTAAATTTATTCAAAGCCTTGTCCCTCAATTAGAAAACAGTCCACAGGCTCGTAAACAACTTATTGAGTTTATGGTTGGCAAAAATCAATCAATTGTTGAAGAAACAACCCGTCTTGAGAATTATGCCCGTGATAATAAATCACTTAAAGGGTACGTTCCAAAGACTCCAATCATCAATTTACAGGGTGGGTCTAATAAACCACCAAGTCAAATGTCAAGACAAGAATTATTAGATGCAATTGAAGCAAAAAAACGGCAACCTCAATAAGGAATAAAAATGACAACTTTAGCTGAACTTGAGGCAGAACTTCAAAAACGTGGAGAAACCACATCTAGTGAATCTGTTTTTGACACAACAGGAACTTCATTTGCGGAGTTTAAAAAGTTCGCAGAATCCTCGTTAAAAGGCTCTGCTAAAGGTATCGTTGATATTATTGGTGGATATGGTACTTTGTATGATTACCTGAAGCAAAGCAAAGACCCAAATGCTTTCTCAGGGACAGGCATATCACAAGCAATCAAAAACCTAACTGGTATAAATTTACAGTCTATAGAAGGCTATAAAGGGGCGTATGAATTTGGTCGTGCTGGTGCGCCAGCGGCGGCTTTAACCGCTGTTGGAGTTCCTAGTCTTTTTGGTAGAACTCCTTTAGGTGTTGCTGGTGAATTTGGTGTTGCTGGAGGAACAGGTTTAGCGGCTCAAACAGTAGCCCCAGACAGTCCATTTGCCCAACTTGCTCTGCAATCAACTCCTTACGCACTAAAAGGTGGTGTTGTTCAAGCAAGGCAAGCCATTACAAGACCAGAAGGTATTTTCCCTCCCTTAACTGAGACAACTGAATTATCTCGTGTGGGCAGATTAACTGCTGGTGAACTTGGTGCAAGCAGAGAGCAACTTGCAAGAGAAGCGTCTATTGAGCGTACACCTTCAAGTGGACAACAGCCCATTGCATTTAGACAAGCACAAGCAAGTGATGCGGAGTCTTTTTTAACAAACTTGTTTAACAAAGCAAGTGGTAAAACATTAACTCCAACAGAGACTACACAAGCGGTTGTATCGTCATTTAATAACTATGGAAAGTCTTTATCTTCAAAGTTAAAGTCTGATGCTAAAACTGACTTCAGTGCGGCAAGAAATGCTGGCGGTTTAATTGATACAAGTCCTGTTGTAGATGCAATTACAAGCAAATTAGGGGAAATTCCTCCAGAAGTAAAAGCATTAGACCCTGTAAAAAATGCAATGCAACGGATTATTGACGAGTATGTAACTCCTGCAATTCCTGCACAAAACATTCCATCAACTATTCTTAATGCGGCTGGTCAGCCAGCTTCTGTACAAGTTATTCCTGCTGTTCCTGCATCAACCTTGAAGATTGACGTAAATAGACTTCAAAAGAATTTGTCTACATGGGGAGAAGCGGCTTACTCTGGCACAGCAGATTTTGGCAAAGGAAATATCTTTGAAGGTGTTGCTGTTGGACAGGCAAAAGGTATTTCTTTAGCTGTTTTAAATGGCTTTAGAAAGTCTTTAGATGATGCAATTGACAACAATGTTGCTGGTGCTGACAAACTTGTAAAAGCAAGAGACAAATTTAAAGAAAACATTGCTCGCATTGAGGTATTTTCTGACAGACCTTTGACAAAAGCATTTGATGTGGCAAATGTCACTGATCTTGTGCCTGAAAAAGTTATTGCAGATTTGAAGAAAATGCCTCCTTCTCAACGTCAATTTTTGGTTGATGTTATGCAAGCGCACCCAAACTCTCAAGTTGTTGAAGTATTAAACACTATTCGCAGAGAAAAGTTTAATGATGTATTGACTGCCGCACAAGTTAAAGGTGGCGCTTCAACAGACCCAACTTTTAACATCAATTCTGCTCTTACCGAGTTAGACAACAAATCTGGAGAGTTTTCTACTTTATTTTCAAGTTCAAAGGATGCGGCAGAAGCCAGATTAGCTATGAATTGGATGCGTAGAACATTAGCAGGAGAATCTGCTGGTGGTGGTGTTGGCTTGTCAGGCTCAGATGTATATGCCTTAACTGGTGCGGCTGGCGGTGGCGCTTCTGCTCGACTTGGGTTGAAAGAACTTGTGCCTTGGTTACAAAGTTTAGTTGCTAACCCAAAAGATTTTGCTACTGTAATTTTTAATCCTGACTACAGAAAAGCAATGATTGATTTGTCAACTCAAAAATCAACAAGTAAGAAGGCTTTGAATGCTTTGGGTACTTTAGGAAAAGGTGCGGCAATTATTGGTGTTCGTGCTGGCTCTATGCTAGAAACGACTCAACCACAAATGCCACAAGAAGCACAAATGCAAAATCAAACGACAGAGCCAAGTTTGCAAGAACTTGAAGATGCTTTAAAAGCACTTGAAGCACAATAAGGAAATAAAATTGACCCAATCTCTATTTGTCTACTTGCGGCTGGCTTGGTCAAAAACATCCAAGCTGGTTGTGAACTGTATAAGCAAGCTAAAGAGTCTTTCGTTGAGATTAAGCGAACTGGTGAAGAGGTTGTTGCCATTGGTAAAGAATTTCATGGCTTCTGGAATCAGCTACTTGGGTTCTTTGGTAGCAAGCCAAAGCCTCAGGCTGCAAAGCCTGTTGGCAAAAGTAAAAAATCTGATTACGTTGCAGTTGATGAAACTCAAGTCAAAACAGAAATAGTAAAGAATTTAAGTGAGTTCTTCAAGTTGCAATCGATGCTTGAGGAACACATAAGGGAAGCTGAACTTAAAGCAAGAACAGTTGTATTTGATGAAGATGTGAACCTGATGGAAGAAGCCCTAAACAGGGTTCTTGCACAGCAGGAGATGGATAGGTTGGTGGTTCAGATCAGAGAGTGCATGGTCTATCAGTCTCCACCCGAGATGGGTGCTTTGTATTCTGAAGTATTCAGCATGAAGGATGTAATTGAAGCAGAGCAAGCAAAAGCAAGGAAAATTCGGGATGCAGAAGCATGGCAACGAAAGGAAAGGGAACGCCTCCTAAACGAAAAGCAAGCGTATCTTCTAGTGACTATCCTTTGCCTCCTCTATATATGGCTTCTGATAGGAGTCTTAAGCAAGATTGGGAGAGCGTAGTGGGATGGATTGCTGCTTGTGTACTTGTAATAGTGTTGTTACCTATCATGGGTATGATTCTGCTAGAGACTCTTGAGGCAAAGCATGAGGTCAAGCAACAGCTAGAGAAGGTCGAGAAACTCAGAAGACAGATTGAAAACTCTGAAAGGAAGAAGAATCGTGATAAAGAGCCTAACAATAATTCTGACAATCCTCCTGCTGACAGGTTGTCAAGATAGATTCAGATACCCATGCCAAGACCCAAACAATTGGGCTAATGTTGAATGCAAGCCCCCAATTTGTACCGCTACAGGTACTTGTCCAGAGCAACTCGTTAAACCCGAACAGGAGAAAAAATAATGCCTACAGTTGGATACAAACCTAATAACCGCATGACTGCTGAAGAAATTGAAGCTAGGGTGTGGGCTTTTGTGATTGTTTGCCTGATATTGATTCTGCTTGGCTCTGTCGCTATGTTCCTTTACGCATTAACTTATGTCACTCAGCCTATGGCTGGCATGGCTCCCATTGACAAGGTTTACACCCAACAGATTAGCACCATAATGGTCTTCATCACTGGTGTACTTGGTGGTGTAGCTGGTCGTTCTGGAGTTAAGGCAATAGCAACTGCTACAGCCAAGGCTGAAGCCACTGATAACGACCCCCCCGCACCATGAGCCTGTTTAATCCTTGGGTCTTGCTAGGCATTCTGATGGCTATAGGGTCATCTTTTGGCGGTGGATACTTCAAAGGTAGCCATGATGAGAATGTGCGCCAGCAAGTAGAGATTGCCGCACTGAATGCCAAGGCAAGAGAGACTGAGCAAAACATGGTAAACGTAGCAAACACCTATGCTGAAACTTTAAGGAAGTCACAAAATGCTGCTAGAACTAAAGAAACTAAGTTGCGGGCTGATGTTGCCTCTGGTGCTTTGCGCCTGTCAATCCCCACCCAAAGCCCCGTATGTTCCACCTCAGTTACCCCCGTTGCCGCTGGAGATAACAGCGGAGAAGCACGAACCGAACTTAGTGGACAGGTTAGTGAGGCTCTTATCGCCATCGCCAGCGAAGGAGACTCAGCAATTAGAAAACTCAACCAGTGCATCCAAACCTACGAAACCTTGAAAGGAATGAAATGAACCTCTCTGCCAACTTCACCCTCAAAGAACTAACAAAATCTGACACAGCTACACGCTTGGGGTTGGATAACACTCCTGATGATGAGGCCCTGGAGAACCTAAAGACTCTTTGCGAAAAGGTGCTTCAACCTGTGCGTGAACATTTTGGTAAGTCTGTTACTGTTAACTCAGGTTATCGTAGCCCTGAGTCCAATGCGGCTGTTGGTGGGTCTAAGACCAGCGATCATTGCAAGGGTCAAGCTGCTGATATAGAGATAGTTGGCGTTGCCAATGCTGATTTAGCCCAATGGATTATGGATAACTTGGACTATACACAGCTTATCCTTGAGTTCTACACACAAGGTATCCCTGATTCGGGTTGGGTTCATGTGTCGTATGACCCTAACAACCTCAAGAAGCAGGAAATGACTGCTGTCAAGGTGGCAGGGAAGACCCAGTATCTCCAAGGACTACAGGCTTAATCTGCCGCTTACAGAAGTGTTTAGGGGTGAGGTGTTCGTACAAGATCACCTCACCGCACTTCTCGCATAACCAAGCCTGACCCATATCTACAGTAGTGGTGGTGTTCCTGTTACCACCTTTTGCCCTGCCGTAGAAGGTTCTTATCTTACGAATCATTTCTTGTTGAACTCAGCGTAAGCATCAGCAAACTTTGCTTTTTCTTCCTGTTGGCAGATGTGTTTAAACTTTGCGAGGGCAAGCCACATTGCTGGTACTTTACGCCCCGCCCAAGCATCGTTTGCTTTGTCTATGGCAAAGTCAGGCATGATGAATCCAGCTTGCCTTGCCAATGCAACCAGTTCAGCGTCTGGTTTGTAAGAATTCATTTCTTCAAGTGTCATTTGCTTGATTTCGCCCGTGAATAGACAGTAACTTGCTGCTTGGATTCAAGACCAATTTTAGCTTGTGCAGCATGACCCCATGCCCTGCCTTGAGCAATCATCCTGAGTTCCTTGTCCCTTGACCAGATGCTTGGAGTGCCATCATTCCAATCAAACACATTCTTTGGCTTATTCACAGAACACCTCGCATTTCCCAACCAAGCAAAAAGTAATTCCAACGGGTCTGTAGCGCAGGGCTGTTGTACCTTGCTTTTGTTGTGCTGAAGTCTGTATGACCTTTGGCTCGCATCATTGCCTCAAAAACTTTGTGTGGTTGTGTCATGTTTCTCCCTTTCAAATTTACTGTCTTTTAAAAGTGATCTCAGCCACTTACCTTTGCCCAAAATGACCCACTCCTTGTATTCGCTCTCAGTTAACTTAGCGGATACGCCTCGCCCATTCTTGGTCATTTCTCGCCTTGATCTTGGCGTGGATTCTTCTTTCATGCCTTTAAATTCCTAATGTAAACAGTCAGTGAGTCAATCGTGTCTTTGCCAAAACCCTGCAGCTTCTCAACCTCTAGAGCCACTTCCTCAATAACTTTATCTCTATAGGGGTTGGTTGATATGGCGGCTTGCACAGCCCGTTTACGCCACAAACTACGCTTCTCCATCTCGTTGAATCCTTCATCTTCATCAGTCATTCTTTACCCTTTTCTTAATGTGACTTACAACAATGATTCGTTGAATCTTCTTGCACATATATCTGTTGTCAGGTGTTCTAGTCCACTCGCACATTGGACACTTCACTACTCGTCTACTTCCTTGTTTAGTAGGTACAACACAAACCCTGTGCAGACGCAAACCCCCAAGGCGAACCCGAAAATTCCCATCACCAGTACCCAAAATACTGTTTCCCACATTTTTGTTCTCCCTTGGTTTGAAATCTAAGGAATCAAAGTACATCAGAGCAAAGGCGCAAGCCATAACAATAATGACCTTAATGATCGTATTCATTTGCTTTCAGCAGCCAGTAGGTCGAGTTCAAGGGACTTCATCTGGTCTTTAAGAATATTCATTTCCTGTTCCATAAATTCAATCTTCTTCTCCAGACGCTTTCTGGTCATGCTCTCTGCATGGCTCCACCCAATTACAACTGCTTGATTAGCAACCTTGGTGATTAACTCTTTCATGTCAGACCTTGAAAGAATGCCGCCAGCGTAGCAAGCTGGCACAAACTTCTGTGCGAGTTCTGCAATCTCTTTTTCAATGCTCATGCTGTTTCTCCTTGTGGTTGTGGGGTATGCCATGCAGACTGCAAGGCGGTGAAGTTCATAGGCTCAACTGTGACTGTGGACAGGAACAGACCCTTACCATGCAGCTTGCGCCCCCAATCATCAGTTGCCTTGGTGTTGGTCAACTCCTTACGCTTAACAGCGTTGTAGACGCTTGTAGCCTTGTAGCCAGCCTCTACCAACTCATCCATCGTGCGATGCTCTTGGCAGAAGTCTTGAAGGTCGGTCATGTTGCCCACCATGAAGCTAAGAGGACTGCAAAGCCAATGCCGATAGCAATGGCGGTGAGAATGTCGGGGATTGATTCTTTCATGGGGTTGCTCCTTAAAACCAGCAAGCTGTTTCGCTTGCAGTCATTTTGTCTTGGTAATGATTCCAGCCCTCAATCCAATCTTTAGATTTAGATTTGTCGCAAGACTCGCACAATGATGCTGCATCAAAGCCAGCACGAAATTCTTTGCTTGTAAAGTATTTGTTCATGGGTTTGCTCCTTAAAGGCTTTTACGCATTACAGCGGCGGCTATTGCATCGCACTTGTCAGAATCAATTTCAGGGAAATTGCATTCAATGTTGTAGCCAAGGCTTTCAACATCCCATCCGCTAGATGACTCTAAGCAATTTTCTGCATGAGCAACCGCATTGCGGGTTATTGCAAATGCGTCAATTCGTGCTAAGTAGGCTTTGCTTTGGTTTGCATTCATTTTCAATTCTCCTTTAAGGTTGAAAGATGGGGCTTGCGCCCCGTTGGGTTGGTTAGTTAACGACTCTCAAAACACCAGTGTGACCAGTGCCTTTTAAGAAATCGACCATTTCGGCAAGCAATTCCTTTTTGGAATTTGCAGAGAACTCAATGGGTGTATCTGCAAGATCGACAATATTGGTGCGGATGTTGATGCCCTCAATCTCGCCAAGAAAATACTCGCCAGAGTAGCAATCATCTTTTTCGTACACATATGCTTTGTAGATTTTTGTCATTTCGTTTCTCCTAGTGGTTGCTGACAGTTGCCAATCATACAGCGTTTGACTACTTAGTCAACCCCCACCCATTTAATCCCACACATTTCACTAGGGTATTTAATCAGATAGGACTTGACTTATTAATCCAATGTTCCCTAGAATTCTTACCCATGAACACTCCAACTATGCAAACCATTGAATCCATTAAGGAAAAAGCTGAATCTGCTGGCTTCACCATCACTGATGTTGCCCGTCATGCTGGCTTTGACCCATCCCAAGTTAGCCGCTACGCCACTGGTAGAACCATACCATTGGTGACCTCAATACAACGGCTAGAAGAATCGGTAGATTCCCTAATCAAGCAACGTATTGAAGCCTTGAATGGGCGTACACAATGACAGTTATCTCAACAGTCTTCTCCCCCAAACGCATCATTGGCATTGATGTAGGCTTGAACGGGGCTATAGCAATGCTTAACGGCGAGTCGTTGATGGGTGTAGTCGATATGCCCACAGTCTCCCTTGACCGCAACGGCAAAACCAAAAGGCAGATCAGCATTCCCGAACTGGTGGAAATCATTGATACCTTTAAGCCTGAAGAAGCCTATGTTGAGAAGGTCTTTGCTATGTCGGGTCAAGGGGTAACAAGCGTCTTTAGCTTTGGGCGCAGCCTTGGGGCTATAGAGGGTGTTCTAGCCGCTAGGCTCATTAAGACTACCTTGGTGACTCCACAGGCTTGGCAGAAGGCTATGGGCGTGTCAGGCGGCAAAGATGGTGCAAGGGCAAGGGCAATGGAAGTGTTCCCTTGGCAATCTACATTGTTCAAACGGGTCAAAGATGATGGTAGAGCAGATGCGGCATTAATAGCAGCTTGGGGGCTAAGACATGGCTAATCCATTTGAGATCAAAGAACCTACCTGTATCAGCTTCTCAGGTGGTAGGACTAGCGCCTATATGTTGTGGCGTGTACTGGAAGCGCATGGCGGTAAGTTGCCTGAAGAAGCCATTGTCTGCTTTGCTAATACAGGTAAAGAGGATGAGGCAACTTTGGAATTTGTGCGAGATTGTTCAAAATATTGGGGTGTGGAAATCCATTGGATTGAATTTCGTCATGATGATTTGGGATTTGCAGAGGTTAACTTTGAAACAGCTAGTCGTGATGGTGAGCCATTTGAAGCCCTTATTCGCAAAGTTCAGTTTCTTCCTAACTCTGGCATGAGGATTTGTACCACCCACTTGAAGATTAGACCTTTTCGTAAATATTTGGATAGTATTGGAGTGCATCGCCCAGTGCAATTCGTTGGGATTAGAGCAGATGAAATGCGTAGAGTTGTAAAAATTAGAGCAAATCCAGAGGCAGAAGGGATGGAAAGACATTTGCCACTTGCATCTGCTGGAATAAATGTTTATGCAATCAATGAGTTCTGGAGTAAACAAGATTTTAACCTTAACCTGACAACTTTCAACGGCAGAACATTAGCGGGAAATTGTGACCTCTGTTACCTCAAGCCAGCCTCACAAATACTAAGCCTTATTAAAGAAAAGCCTGAGAGAGCTGTCTGGTGGGCAAAAATGGAGAGCCTTGACCTAGAAAAGCAAGTCAATGGCAACAAACAATTTTCAAAAGATCGCCCATCCTATGCACAAATGCTCAAATTTTCAAAAGAACAAAAAGATATGTTTGACCCAGATGAAGAACCAATTTCTTGCTTTTGCGGAGACTAATCATGGATGACAAAGAACGGCAGACATTGCGTCAGCATATCGTTTGGCTAGGCTCACAGCTTGAGCAAGAGCGTAGGCAAAACCAACAGACTGTAGTCTTCATTAAGCGTCTTCTAGACCCCGAAGACTTAGGTCATGCAGTCTCTAACGAGGCAAGACAACTCGCCTACCAACTACTCATTGAAAACCATCACATTGAAAGAGCATCATGGCAATCAAACAACTAAGCCTTAGAGCATCAGCGGCATCTAGATGGATTGCCTGTCCCGCCTCTGCCAGACTCTCAGCACTGATGCCCTATGTGGAAGGCGGCGAGGCGGCAAAGATCGGGACTGCCATTCATGCCTTGGCAGAGACTTGCTTTCAGTTGAACTCTGACCCCATGAAGTCAATCGGTACAGTCGTGGAAGGCATCAAGATGACTGAGGAAAACTGTGAGTTTGCTCTTGAGCATCTGAAAGCTATCTGGGCTATGGAAGATGAATTTATACGGGCGGCAATGCTTGTCCCACAATTTCAACTATTTGTTGAGAAGTTCCTGCCTTACCAAGACACTCCACAGGTCAAGGTTGGTGGTACTGCTGATGTAGTTGGCTACAGCCATGAAAACCGCAAACTCATCATTGCAGACCTAAAAACTGGTCGAGGTTTTGTCAGTGAAGACAATGACCAGCTACGCCTGTACGCATTGGCTGCTTTAGAAGCTGAACAACTCTACAAATATATTGATACTGTCGAACTCTGGATTATCCAACCTCATCATGGTGAAGTCAGAAAGCACTCAATGACAACGCAAGAACTCGTTGATTGGGAACACTACGTTCTTATCCCTGCCATTGAGAATGCACTGAACCCACTGTTTCAACCTATACCCTCGGACTCTGCTTGCCAGTATTGCAACGCTAGAACCATTTGCCCTGCACAAGCAAACATTGCTGAAGTAGTTGCCACTGCACCGCCTGTAGAGATGCTTACAGAGGCGCAAATAAGCGTCTTGCTGACTAAGTTTGATATGGTTGAGGGCTACATCAAGGCGGTAAGAGATCATGCCTTAAAACGCATGGAATCAGGCTCAGTAATTGATGGATGGCAACTGCAACCTAAACGAGCGTTGAGGTCGTGGACTGATGAATCTGCCGCAATAAAAGGACTGTTAGCCTTGGGACTTGACGAAGATCAAGTAACGAAGACCGAACTCATCACTCCTGCAGCGGCAGAGAAACTGCTAACAAAAGACCAAAAGCCTAACCTTGAAGCGTTAACTTCCCGCATATCTAGCGGATTAACGCTTGCAAGAGATAAAGGTTTAACACAATAATCACTACCCCGAATCCCCCAACCCTGTGGCACAAGCCACTTCAACTTAAACTTTAAACAGGAAACTTTATGAACTTAAACCTCTCAAACTCTGGCGGCTCTGGCAACTACATCCGCTTCTCTCCCCAATCTAACGCTTGGTCAAACCAAGATGGTGAATTTGTCTTAGAGAAATTTGTCTTTGACTACGAGAAC